TACAGAAACAGTAACAGATGGTTTATGCTCACACCAATGTCTTTGAAACATCAACCAATAATCTAACTGCTCTATGGCAGTCATATCAGTTCTAGTTATAGCACCTGTGGGAGATTTCATAGGAAAGCTAAAAACAGAAACACTATCAGGTTTAGTGACATCAGGCTCAATAGGTATACCTGCTTCTTTCATAAACTGTGTAAGAGGGTCTTTGTTATCTCCACGTACAGTTCTGACATAATAGTCACTATGTCTAGCATGAATACCTGATGCACTATCTACTAACTGTGATACAGTGCCTGATGGTTTAATACAAGTGATCGCAGTTGACTGTGGTATTCCTAAATCTTTTGCCATCTTTTTGTTAGTCTCCACTGCTACTTCTTTTAGCTCCAATAACATTCTTTGCAAAGGTTCTTTTGTACCATTGTTAAGTAAATAACAATCCAATATACCTGTAAGAGAAACACCTAATAATCTTTCTTCTTCTGTGTTCTCTTTCCATACTTTTCTCAAATACTTAAACTCTGTGAGAGTAGATTGAAAAGTTCCAAGTATAGTTGCAAGTCTAACCTTTTCTTTCAAAGTATCTAAATGATCTGCTTCTCTACAAACAACCTCTGTAAGATTACAGAACTGATAAGGTCTGAGTATAATCTCACTACAAGGATTACACCCAAAAGCATAATCAGATTTACGTCTTCCATTTTCATCTACTTTTTTCATAGCAGACTTACGATTAAATATACCACGTTCACCTGACTTAGATTCATATAAAGCTAACCATTCTCGCATGAATGTACCCATATCAGGTTTACCTTTGTAAGCCACAGAGTTATTAGCCAATGCTCTATGTCCTTCATTCTCCCACCATGAACCTGATTTTGCGTGTCTCATTTGGTCATCACCAAGATTGGATAATGATATGAGAGCAGAACGTCTAACACCACCTACAACTACAACCTCTCCTATCTTACACATGATATCGTGACACTCGACAGGATACAATCTTCTTCCTGCTGCCTTTTTAAAAATGGCTGTACAAAAATTGTACAAGTCAACTAGAGGTTGAGGACCTGATGCTCTACCACCAAATGTTTTAAGTCTAGCTCCTGCAGGTCTTATCTGTGATATATCTAATGATGGTATCTGTCCTACATACAACATAGCTATTAACTCACGTAAAGCTCTCGCCCAACCGGGTCTACTATCTGCAACTGTAATAACTGTAGTGCTTTTTTCAAAGTGTTCATTGACTGTAGGTAACTTATCTACATTTTCTCTCTCAACAGAAAAGCCTACACCTGTACCACACATAAGTATATACATACACTCGTCAAAAGAACGTGGACTATCCACAGGTATATAACTACAATTATATCCTGCAACATGACATCTATCTAATGCCAAACCTGCAGTCATCAATGCTCTCATGCTAGGCATAGTTCCTAGTGATAATATAGAGTCATTTAATTTTGTTCTTAATGCTTTGGTTAAAGTATAACCATGCTTCTTCTTCAAGTGATTTTCCATATAGTCAAAGTATCTGTCTACAGTCTCACTCCAAGTCTCTCTTCTTTGCTCATCGTCTTTCCATCTTGCATACCTAGAAAGAGCAATAAAATTCTGATAATCAGTTGGTAAATAGTTTTGCATTCATGTCTCCTCTGTTACTACCTTTATATTTTTAACTTTCACTCCTTCTATTTCGTGAAAAGTCTCATGGATATATTCTTCCATCTCATCATCTACTCTGCCATCGGCAGGTATTGGATACTCCTCTGCATCTATGTGCAGAGTCATCATTATCTTAACTTTCATCTTTCTCTAGCTCATCAATTAATTCATTGAGATACCATTGTGCTTTCTTTAAATCTTCTACACCATTTTTATATCTGTATCTCCACAAGTATTTCATAATGTTACCTTGTAAATAATATTCATAACCATCGTCTGTCATAGCTCTGATAGCATCAATCGTTTCTATTCCATTCTTATTATAGTGTGGTGGGTTATTAACCATATCTTCTTTTTTTGAACCTGATAAATACTTAGGTTGCTTTCCTTCCATCTTCTTTTCCATAATCTTTCTAACCTCTCTAAATCTTTTTCTTATTGCTTCCCTATACATTCCCATCATGTCGTTTCCTTTTTAAAGTCCACATGAATTACATTACCACCATCATCTTCTAGTGTCAACTTATCTTTTTTAGGATACTCTAGCATATCCTCCATAGGTAAATATTTCTCTGCTAACTTTTCAGCAGCTTCTCTAAATACTTTGTTGTCTTCCATCAAAGGTATGGATGCACATACCTGTCTAGTAAAAAATAACATACCCTCAAAGTCTTCATCATTCAAAGGATTTCTTTCATCAAGTACACACTTGACAGACACCTCTCCGTTCCATCTTTTGTCTTTAGTAAGGTGTGGTCTTATAACTATTACAAAGTCATGTGGTGCTATTTTAGTTTCTAATTTCATATATTATCTCCTTAATTTTTTGTTTGGGAATACAATAAACTTTGGATGTTTATTCCTTCCTGTTTCTTTTATCCACTCTTCAGGTATAATTCTATCGTGGAATTTAAACCCATACTTTATACACCACTCTGCATACGTTGACTTAGCACCTTTACGTAACTTCCTTCTGCTATTTTCAAACACAAATCTAATGTCTAGTTTTGGATGTTGTTTCTTTATCGCTAAATGTTTTCTCCTATCAATAGCTAGAAACCTACCTTTAGTCTCTATGATTATGCCATTGTAAAGCACAAAGTCAGGGGTATAGGTACGATAGCACAAGTCTTCCCATTGTATCTTTATAGATTCATAGTCAAACTTACACTTCTGTTCTTTCAAGTAGTCTGATAGCTTATGCTCAAAACCACTCCTATACCCATGCTTTATTGCAATCCTGCGTACAGAATAGGGAGACACTATAGTAGCCTTCTCCATCCTGAGAAAGGACTCCATTCATACTCAGAACTATTATAGTTATAGCCAAGTGCTTTCATCTCTTCTCTTACTGCTTCGTCTGCTAACTTCTTAGCTTCCATTGCTTCACGTAAACCTTTAGTTTTCATTTCACGAAGAGTCTTCTTGGCTTCTGTTAGTTCTTTCTCCATAGAGTTTATGTCCTTTTGCAGGTCTTCTATTTTTTTATCTGTCATTATTTAACACTCCATATTTTATTTGCTTCCTCTTTCATACCTGACCACAACCAAGAGTCTAGGTTAGGATACATAAGAGAAGCTAACTCATGCTTATCATCACTGATAGACAAAAACTTCTGTATAGAAAGAGCTACCTTACGTAACTGTTTTTTATACAAAGTTAAATTCTTTAGTGTAAACCTCTTGTGTTCCTTTGGGGTAGCAAAGAATAAGTCTACACCACTGTCAGGATATGCCATAGAATATAAAGCCATCTGTCTTTTCTGTGCTTCAGTAGGTCTTGTTGGCATCCTCGTGGATGTCTTTAAGTCTACTATCTTGCCTTTAAATCTGAAGTCAATATATCCCATGATAGGCACAGGCATATCCTCGATTTGAACCTCAACCTTTTCTTGATATGCTTCAAGGTCTTTGTAGTCAAAGTTCTCATCAATTATAGTGCCGAAGTCTTTGAGTAACTTCTTTTCTTTTGCAGTCTTTATATCTCCCAAGTCAATACCTGACTCTGCACAGAGAGACATAAACTTTACATCCAAAAGATTATAATCAAAGACTCCTTTTTCATACTTGTCTGCAAGTACAAACTCAGTAGCAATACCCCTTACTGCACTTGCACCACTTGAAGATTTAATCTTAAACAAGTATCGTGCCACCCATAATGACGTATCATTAATGTAGGTATTTATACTGCTAGGTGACAAGTAGTTTATACCATGTGCTTTGAAGGGGTTATTGCTTAACACTATGCGTTTTCCACTTCAATAAAGTTATCCTCTGCATTAACAATGCTGTCAACTGCATTAGACATATCTTCATCAATGGACTTTTGAGAAGCCTGTTCGTTCCACTCAGACACAATGTACTGATTGTAGTTCTCTACCCAAGATAGAAAATCTGCAAACATAGTTTGGTCTGTATCCGATAGACTAACCTTCTCCGATAAGTTCAGAGTGCTAGTAGGTAAATAAAACTGACTACCATTAGGTAGCTTTCTAGCTTCAGTGGCTAGACTAATGGTGTGTTGCACAGGAAGTGCTTTCATCTTAGCTAACTTAGTAAAGTTAGTACCAATAGTCTTGAACGCATCTCTATTGTCTATCTCCCATATAAAAGGAGTAGTCTCAAACTTAAATGATTTACCATTAGCGTCTGTAACGTCATGTAAATCAACTAAGCCAAACACAACTCTGACACGTTTGACTTGCTTGATTAAGTCTTTAGTCTTATCAGGCAATGCATCAAAGTCCTGTATCCACCCTGCAGGTTTACCACAGTTGAACCCACCTTGGTTGTCTTTCAAATCTTTATTAAGATTATCTGCCATAACTGTCTTATGGTATACACCCAAAGGTTCTCCTGCTTTTGCAGAGTTATTCTTAACAAACCTCTTATACATATATCTCTGCATGAAAGGTCTGATGGTAGCAGTCTTACCATATAGAACATCCTTCTCAGGAATATCTAACTTGTAAGTGCCACCCTTTACAACAACCTCATCACCATCTATGATAGGTGTGTGTTGTATTCTAAATCTAGGTAGTTGTTGAGCCTTCTTCTCAGTAGAGGAAGAGGTCTCGTTTGCTATACCCATAGCCTTTGCCATAGATTCATAATTATTCGTGTCTATGGTCACTAAGTTTGCTTCAGTCATACATTTTCTCCTTTCTTATTTTAAAATGTCTCATAGTTATATCAGTTAATATCTTTAGTGTCAAGCCAATTATCTCCTATTTTTGATTCTAATAATAATGGTACATTAAAGTCTATTCCGAACTCGTTGTTTATAATACTATTTATGTCTTGATTTATAGTTTTCAAGATGAACACAACTTTATTTATTTCATCAGGGTGTACATCAATAACTATTGAATCGTGTACTGTGTTTACAATACAAGACTGTAATAGTTGTAATCTATTTTCTATGTGATGAAGAATCAAAGGCACTATGTCTGCAGTTGCAAAGCTCTGCACAGGATAATTCTTTATCTGTGTAAAGTGTGACACAGAGCCATTCATTCTTCTCTCTACATCAGGAAAACTAAACTGTCTGCCTGATGGTGTTGTAATACTACGCTTCTCTAAAGCCTCTTTAGCCAATCTGGAATGCCAAAGTGCGATACCTTTGTATTTTTTCGTGAAGTCTTGGTAGTATTTCGCTTCTGCTTTTGTTCTGCCAAACCCAGTCGCACCATATAACGGAGCAAAGGTATGTGCTTTAGCTTCTTGTCGAGTTGTACTCTGACCCGAAGCAGAAATAACTCTAGACGTATAAGCATGAACGTCAAAGCCTGTTTTAATCTCATTAATTGCTACCTCATCTTGTGATAAATAGGCTGCAGTTCTAAACTCCAACTGTGCAAAGTCTGCTTCTAGAATCTTGCCACCTGTCCAACGTGAAACAAATACCTTTTTTACAGGAAACGTGCCACCTCTAGGCATATTCTGCATATTAGGGTCTGCTCCACTAAACCTGCCTGTCGCAGTTCTGTGTTGTAACAATCTAACATGAAGCATACCATCAGACTTAACATGTGCCTTGATACCTTCAACAAAGGAAGATAGATAACTATCTAAAGCAGACAACCTCTTCAGGTCTTGAAGAAACTGACTAGCTTCTGTCATGTTGTTACGTTGTGCTATACTTTGTAACATATCCAAATTACCTTTAGATACACCAAATCCATTCGCACTTATCCATTTAGCATTGGGTGCATTAAATCTTAACCCTGCTATATTACTTCTATCATTATGAAAATGATAACCAAGACCATTACAATTAGGGTCTTTATTGGGAATAGAGTAAAGAGTTCCATCTTTTTTTACCTTTCTTATTTTGCCTGTACCATTACAGGTCTTGCACATTATTGCTTTTGTTTTATATACAATATCAGAGTTCTCTCTAACACTATGTTTAAAATCTTCTACACTCATGTGAGGAGTAAATTCATTTCCCCACATAGCTTTGTCTTTAGGCTTTCTACTATAGATAACCCAAGACATTTGTTCAGGACTATTAAGATTAATAGGAGTATCGCCCATAAGTTCTCTTACTTGTACAGATAACCTTTCTTCTATCTCAATCTTCTCCTTCTCAAATTCTTTTCTTACAGACTCTAGAACATCTTGGTCTACCTTGAAACCATTCCTGTGTGTCCTAGCTAGAGTCATAGCTACTTTATTTGTAAGTATAACTGTGTCCATGAGAGGCGAGTTAAGTAACTGCCTATACTGACTAACACACAACTCTTGTGTTGCTCTCAAGTCTGCTTGTAAGTATTCTTTTAACTCATCCTTTGGTATCTCATCTACACCCATACCTTTAGCAAAGTATTCTTTTAGAGTATCTTGCTTCTGTGTATTCAACTCATGTCTGATTGCACAGGCTTCCAATGACAAAGAGTATTTATCAGGGTTACCTCTGCTCAACACATACTCTGCTAACATGGTATCAAAGATAACACCATTATATTTAAAGCCACACTCCCATAACCACATTAAGTCATATGTTATGTTGTGTCCTATTAATACTGTAGCCTTGTCTAGTATATCTTGTACACCTACGAATCCACTATCCATATCATATATAGATTCATTTCCATTGTCATCACGACAACCAACCATAACTAACTTGTTAGTAGGTTCGTATGGGTCTAGATATAATCTACCATCTCTTTTGGTTACTGTATTTTCTACGTCTATTACTATCTTCATGCACTATACCTCGCTGTGTGTGGGTTAATATTACAATTAATCATACCATGCCAACCTGTAATCTTGTTCTTCACAACATTCAAGTGTCGCATATTAGATTGCTCATCTACACCCTCAACATTCGCAGGTTGACCTATGAGTATCATGAGGTCTGCTTCTGCAGCCTTACCTGTACGTGAGCCTTCCATCATAGCCTGATTAAGAACTTGCCTACCCTCTGCTTCTGCAGAGAGTTGTGACATATAGAATATAACACAATCATATTGTTTTGCAATCTGTCTTGCATATATTGCATTGGCTTTGAGTGCTTCATCAGGTCTTGCATAACCTGACATACGTGCAAACTTATCTCCCATGTCTATTACTACGACATCAGGCTTGACACTCTTACACATACTTTCTACCCATGCCATGTCTTCTCCTGTCACATCTTTAATCTTTAGGTTAGGTGATACAATCTTGTATCTATCCCTAGCCTGTGATGGGTTATCCTTTATCTCATACTTATCCATATTAGATGAAGCAGTAAGATATCTAAACCCAACTCTATCGTAAGATTCTTCGTTACACAAGACAACACACTTAGCACCTTGTCTTGCGAAACCATTCTCTCCTACAAGCATAGAAGCATGAAAGGATGTCTTACCTGTATTAGGTCTAGCACCTATCTCTACAAGATAGCCACCATTGACACCCTCTACTTTCCTAGCTAACTCAGGCAGATTAAATGACCAACGTGTCTGTTGATTCTGCTTTGCTATCAAAGTATCAAATGATATATCATCCCATTCAATCTTCATCTCAGGTGTGAAGTCATCATTGTACTTCTCTAATAAATCACGTAATGGTTTCATACTTGTCTGTGTACCATTCACGAAATCAAAACCTAAGTTAGCTACATCTTCTCCTATAACTTGTTGGAACAGTTTAGATAACACATCTTGTGCTACGTCTGTTCCCATAGGTGTCTGTCTTTTAATATCATTAAACAGAGCAGAGTATCCCTGCTTCTGTGCAGTTGTCATAGCAGGATTGCTAGACAAGAACAGAGCCTGTAACTCATCAGGTGTTACATCTCTATTATATTTTCTCATAGCTTTATCAATAGTATGTTTGATAGTTCTAGCATCTTTACTAAACAATCTATCAGGACATCTCGCACCTCTATGGTCTTCATAGAAGTCTTTATTCATTAAGCTACGTAGTAGTGATAGTTCCATGTTGGTTCTCCTTTGGGGTTAGTTTGGTTAAGTTTATAAAGTCCTCTTCTGTTCTATATTTCAAATCGTCTTTGAGTTTTAACACTCTTACATCATCTACGTATCCTCGTAACTCTTTTGCAAAGGCAAGGGTCTTGGGCATTGCATCAGGGTCTAGAGCTATTATAGTAGTTGAGAACTGTGCTAGGTATCTCTTGTGTGAATTGCTTAATGATGTTCCCAACACAGCTACCCCTACATAAACACCATCGCCTACAACAGATGCACTCACACAATCCTCAACGACTACACCCACATTACCATGTCCGTAAGTAAAAGGCAAGTCACTTTTTCCATATCGTTTCCATTTGGGCAAACGAAATCCCACAGACCGACCAACTGCATCTACAATTAGTCCATCTTTCTTGATAGGAAATACAACTCTATTTTCTTTTACGTCATAGTAAAGTGGTATTCTTTTATAATCCAACCCAAACTCTAGTGCATATCTTACAACTTCAATCCTGTCGTTGTGATATACTACGTGTTCAGGCATACTAAATTCTTCTGACATCTTCTTGGTTTCAAATACAGAGTTTCTAATATCATCTACGGATAGATTAACTTTCTTTGTACCTGATATTGGACAAGAAGATTTGTAACAGTTCCAAACTAGTCTACCCATGTTGTTGGTTACAGTAAATGTTTTATAACCATTACAACTAGGACAGTTAATTCTTTTTGATTCTCCTACACTTATATGTAAATCATTTATTATATTATATATATTCATATTATATACTCTTATTGTAATTATTACGTAATGTCAAGGCATTTTCTGCACTAGCATACGTATTTTTCATGTAAGGCTTGACCGACTGTGGGTTTGCATGACCTGTAACGGACATAATCTGACCCATAGGTACACCTGCTTCTACCATTTCAGTAGTTCCTGTCCTACGTAAGTCCGATATACGCAACTCATTCGGTAATCCTGACTCTTTTATTATTCTTCGTGCCACTTTTGACAGTCTTTGCATGGCATATGGACTGTAAACACCCTTCATTGGCGTTGGATAGGGTGCAACATAAGGTTGAAAGTCATAATCTTTCGCCTGTTCTTTAAGCATTTCCAATAAGTCAAGAGAAATCGGCAGGTGTACTACACTTCTTCTCTTTGACTGTTGCAAATTTAACACACCTTTGTCAAAATCTATGCTAGAAAACTGTAACATTCTCATATCTCCTACCCTCTGACACCATTCGTATGCCATTTGTACTATCAATCCCAAGTTTCTATACTTGAAATCGTTGTAACAATAGTTAAGAAATATCCTAACTTGTTCTTTTGTCCAAGTAACATTCCTTATATGAGTAGTTTTTCTTTTGAAAGTAGAGAATGGATTGCTCTCTGCATATCCCATCTCCATTCCAAACGAATACATCTTACGTGCAACTGCACATACTGAGTTAGCTAAGTAAGTTCCCCTACTCAACCACACCTCGTATCCTCTTCGTGCAGTCGCACCTGTCATGTCAGACAATAAAATACTTGACATCTTTTTTCCATCAACTTCTGTGTCCAACATAACGTTGCAACAGTATTGATAATCATGTTTAGTTTTGTCTGCTAAGTTATTGTAATCGTTAGACAAAAGGTACTTTTCATTAAGCGATTTTAAGTTCATCATTCTCCATCCATTTTGGTTTCTCTGTATACTTGTACCTCGCAAATTTAGATTTGTCAACAATATAAAATTTACGATACGCTTCCATAGGATAAAACTCATCAGTCTTGAGGTCATCATGTCCACTAAAACATTGTGGATGTGCAGTCACCTTACCATCAGGCAAATACATTCTACCATCCCATAAGGATGCAAAATGTTTCGTTGCACCATGATATTTGTTGTATCTTGCAGTATATTCTTTTAACATACAACCTAACAAACAGAATGCAAAAGTATAATTACTTTTGTTTTCCATTGCCCATAATGTGCATGGATGCTTTTGATGTACAGGTTTGTACAAATCTTTTTCTTCTGCAAAGCTAGGTGCATGATGCCACAATGCAGTACATAACATCTGTGTTTCTTCTAGTGGCATCTTAACTATATGTTGGTCACACAGAGATGATGCAATCTTGCTTGGTGTATCTTCTATAATAAATCTATTCATAATCCCACTCCTAAAAATCCTAGTATAAATGCCATGCAACACATACCCATTATAAACCAAATTAATTCATCGTTATTCATGCTCTCCTCCTTTATCATTGTTATCTAATTCAAACCTTTTGCCATTGTAATATATGGCACGACTACGACTAGGTGTATGATATCCATCACGTAGAAAGAAACTAGGCTTTCTCCTCGCAGTCTCAAACGTAGCCACAGTTAAAACAATAGCAGCCAATATAAATACGTGGGCAATCGCAGTTATCCCAAACACCCACATACTACCAAAGTACATAGAGAATGCTATGCACCACATCCATGCCAATACTTGCATAATCATATGCCTAGTGTTCAAGTCAGGTATATTTCGCAAGGGATTATGTTCATAGTTCATTATGGAATCCCATATGTTGTATACTAATCTTCTCATTCACTATTCTCCTCTATTTTAAGTTCTCCATATAAATAAATTCCAAAGTCATATCCTTGATTATAGTAGTGATGGCTATCATGGGTTGACCTAATACCTTTAATCAAACCATCTGTTACACCATCTTTGAATGCTTTTAATACACCATTTGATTCTATCTGTTTATCTAAATGATGTGCATCTATTAACTTCTGTGCTAATTGGTCTCGTTCTACGCTCATGATACGTTCTCCTTTCCATAAATAACTTCTTCAAAGTGTCTGATAAGCATATCTAAACTTTCACAAGCACCTTTGTATTCTGCACGAGAATGGCTATCGTTTCCCTCGTGAAAATCATTTTTAATATCTGTAGCTACATTCTTAATTCTTTTTAATGTAATTACATTTTGAATGTATTTATCACTCATAATTTATCTC